CTTATAGATTGCGTTGAAACAGTATTTAGATCAGCGGCAGCAATAACATCGCCAACAGCCCAAGTTTTATACGCCATCACACACTCCTAAAGACCAAGTTTAGCAATCAGCTTGCTATCGCCTGATTGGTGACTGCAAACAAAGTTGAGTCAGCGCGGGCAGGCAAATTGTCGAGAGAACCCAACATTAGGGTCATGCGATGTGTCTCAATCTGCATGTCATGCTCAATCTTGAGAACCTGATAAATCTTGTCAATTCGCCCATCCATGCGACTCGGCTGGAAAATTACGCGCACAAGCTGATGAATGTCCACATAAGCAGCATTCAACAAAATTGCTTGCTGAGGTGCAGTCAGGCTCTCAACAGCAATAGTGATACTCTCGGCACGATACTCAGGCTTTGAATACTGCCCATCAAGATCATTAGCGACATCTTGCAATCTGCGGTTACTGGTTGCAAGGCTAGAAATAGTGTAAGAACGCGGGCCATAAAGGGCAGTTGACCCTGTATTTGTGGCAGTTACAGTGCCACCAAAAGCATTAGTTATGTTGACTTGGTTATACAGTTGCTCACTGTTGTAAGACATAATCAAATCAAAAATCGGTAATGCAGTGCCATTACCATAAGCAGTGCCTTGCGAGTTCACGTCAGCAAAAGTGACATAACTATAAAGCGAATTGAATGAACCTGTCTGCACAGCCCTAGTTGAAACGGACTGCCCGACTTGACTAAACCAAGTTGGTTCAACCTGCCTAGTCACACCGCTTGACTGAAAAACAGTATTGCCATCAAAATAAACGCTTGCTGTCGAAGCCTTTTCAAACTGCACAGCAGTGACATACTGAACCACATTTGAACCACCATTGACATCAATGCTAAAACTATCGAACGCAGCTGTCGCGACCGCTGAAACCTGCAACCTAGTCCAAGTGTTAGCAGTCACCGAATAGGCAGTGCTGGCAGTATAAGTCGCACCAACAGCAAACATACTCAACTCAAATAGCGGACTAGTGTTCGCGGAATAATAGTAAAGACTTGCTGTATAAGTGCCAGCCGAATAAGACTTGCCGCCCAAAGTGTCAACCGAAGTAAAAGAATTGTCGTAAGTCGCCAAACTCGACTGCCAAACGCCCTGGAATGCTTTAGAACCAGTAGGCGAACCAGTCACAGACACAATTGCAGTCGCACCGCCACCCCAACCAGCAGCAGTCGCCTGAGCAAAAGTCACTAAATCGGCGTTAGGTGCAGTCACATAATTGAAATATTGTGTGCCACCGCTAAACGTGTATTGACTGAAACTGCGATCATGAAACGCCAAAGTGTTGTTTGTTTGAGCATAAAAGTCGCCCAACTCGCTGCGGGCAACATTCTGCAAATAGTTCAAAACATTGTCGCCAACCGAATAAGGCTGAGGCGGCAACATAGTCTGCCCAAAATCTAACTCAGTCGAATCAACAGTTCCATAAGTTTGCGCCACATTGTAAATCTGCCAGCCAGTAGTATTCGCAGCCACAGTCCCATTCGCGGGAAACTGCACGCGACCCAAATCAGCCAAAAAATCCTGTGCCGAAGCATCAGTTAGCGCATAAATGCCCTTTTCATCATTAGTAAACGACCAAGACGAAATCTTGCCAACAAACTGCACCAAACTGCCAGCCGAAACCCTAACAGTCGCACCCGGCTGAACAATCGAATAACCGGCAGTCCCACCAACCCAAAGAATTGAGCTTTGATAAGTCGGGTCAAAAGTGCGGTCAGTATTTTGAAAATTCAGGTCACAAGAGCCAGGTTGAAAATCAGTCAACGCGCGATCAACACCGCGACTAATCTTGACCGAATTAGTGCGAGTAGTAACATCCACCCAAGCGGCAGTGCCAAAAGTTAACTCAACTTTTTGTGTCGGGACAGCCATGACTTATCGAGTCCAAGCCTGAGGCAGTTTGCCATTCACCTTAGTCCAGTGGCCAATCGCAGCAATCACCGCTTTAGGGTCAGCGGACTGCACATAAACATTGACAGTCGTATTACCCATAAGACCCGACTTGTTGAGTGGAATAATCGCCTCAGCTGAACCACCCTCACCCACAGTCACTTGACGACCACCTGGAGTCGCAGGCACAATACCGCCCTGAGCCAAACGAGGCAACTTCACATTAGGAATACCACCCAAACGCAAGTTCAAATGGATAGCATCACCAAGCGGGCCGAGAACACCATTACCGCTAGTCAAAAAGGCATTCAAACCGTTGATAATCAAGTTGATGACAGACTCAAACACGAAAATCCAGCCATTCGCATAGCCCTTGAACATTGAAGTGATCCAGTCAAAAGCCATCTTAAAGCCATGCGCGACAGCATCCCAAGCGTTCACCATAAAGTCCACAGACACTTTGAAAACGTCAGTCATAACTTTCCAAGTGTCTTGAAAAAAGGTTGTTTGAGTAGCCAAATAAACGATGCCAGCAATCAACCCCGCAACAGCCAAAGCAATCAAACCAATCGGGTTAGCATCCATGATCGCAGTAAACACAGCCATCACCACATTCACGCCAGTCTGCACAGCCTCAAGCACCTTGAGCGCACCAATCAAAGCAACAACCGCAATAACAGTGTTCATCACCGCTGGATTACCCAAAACATTCATCATGTTCACAAGCAAAGGCAAAACATACTTACCAATTTGAATCTGCAACTCTTCCATCGTCACCTTGAATTTGGCAAAAGGGTCAGCCTTTTTAGCCGCAGCACCCTCAACTTCCTTAGCCAAATCACCAATAGCATCTTTAGACTTTTTGAGTTCAGGAAACATGCGTGCCAAGGCAGTTGTATTTCCGTTGTAAGCCTTACCCAAAGCCAAAGCCACAGTATTCAAAGGCTTGCCCGAAACAGCTGCCGCATCCAAAGCAATTTTCATCAACTTTTGCGAAGCCTGCACATTGTGCGTTGCGTTAGTCAACTTAGTCATCGCTGGATAAAGCTCAGATTTGACGATACCCGACTGCTTAGATAAACCAACCAGCAGTTCCTCAGTCGAAGCAACCTGTTCATCAGTCGCATGCGCATTACGCTTCATCTGCATCGAAAGCAAACCAAAAGCCTTTTCATCAAGGCTCGCAAGTTTGGCAGATTCCAGCAACTTTTTGCCGATTTCCTCGATACCAAAACCCGCAGTCAAATGATCAAAAGTGCCTTTTAGACCGGCAAAACCTTTTTTAGCATTCTTCAAACCAGAATCATCAAACTTGGTGACAATAGGCAAAATGACAGCCATTAGCGTGACACCTCTCGATTCACAATTGCAGCATATTTATTCAAGACAAGTCTAATCTCAGCATTCATACGAGGAATCTCTTGCTCAACCGCAGGCCAAGCAAAATTATTTGCGCCATCTCTAGTCAATTTGCGAATCATCGCAATACCTTGTTTAGTGCGCTTGGTGTGCTTACCCTTACCGGCTGTATCAATCATGGCTGTTCCAGGTGAATTCACCCAAATTGCAACCAATGAGGTCACTGCTGCTTTTTTAGATCTAGAAGTTCGATAACGAACACTCACACTATTAGCCGGTTTGCCAACACCCCAACCCAAACGACCATGATTGAGCATGCCCGAAAAACCGTTTTTGCCAGTCAAAGGCACAACACTTGGAATTGCAGAACGAACGCGCTCTGCACCTGGTGCAGCGATAGTTTTAGCTTCTTTTTGTAAAGCCGAAACAAGTTTTGTATCAAGGCCAGCAAGCATGCGCTGCATCTCTTTGATGCCTTGAATGTCGCCTTGGCTAGCCATTAGCTTTAGCCTTATTCTGCTCTTGAACCGCAAAATACATGTTGTTCAGCATCCGGTCACTCTCTAACATCAAAACGCTAGGTGCAATACCAGTCGCAACCGCCAAATTAGCGATAAACCAATGAACGCTCGTATTGCCTAAGGCTTTAATGCTTTTGGGTCAGCAATATCCACCGATTCGATAGTGTCAGCCCAAACTTCAAAATCATCAGTTGTCAAAGCCAAACGTTTAGCTGCAACATAACCCAAGAAAAAAAGGTGCGTTAGTTTGCCAATTTTGTCAATGCTCAAATCAAAATGAGATTCCCATTTGATTAGATCACTGCTGGCAGTCTGCATGACCTTTTGAGAGCCATCTAGATAAGTAATAGTCAAGTCAAGTTTTTGCATGACTAAAGCCTATCTCGGCTAACCGACTTAGGCTGTTGCGCGGCTGATTGTGCCTGAAGTTGGCCAAGTCACCGAGAATGTAGCCAAGTCGCCAATGTTGCTAGCAAAAGGACTGTAATCAATAATCGAGGCAACAGCAGTATAAGCAGGGTTAGCAGTTCCAACAGCCGATGAAGTCGGGTAAATAACTACAGTGCCGAGGCTACCGATAAGCGGATAAATTGTGGCATCAACAGCAGCACTCGCAAAGTCTTGGTTGAAAGTAAGGCTAATTGAACCCTCTTTTAGACCAGCAACACGAGTGACATACGAACCACCAAAGCTAGTGGTTGTCACATCGTTAGCCGAAATCTTGAGTTCAGCGTGAGTCAAATAAGGCGAAAGGTTAGTGCCATTGAGCGTAATCTTGTAGTCCGTTGCTACGAAAATTGCCATTCGAGAAATCCTTAACTAGCGTAAATAGTGACTGAAAACTCAGCACCCAAATAGTCTATGCCATTCA